ACTTATTGTTCGTTCCGTTCCCCAAGTAGAATCTCCCCATAAATAAGTTCCCCAACCATAACCTGCTGTTTGAAAAGTAGGACCCACTTCAACATAAGGATTAACAGTTGCAGCACCAGCTGCAGTCATACCTGAACCTCCTTCATTTCTTGAAGCTAATATAGTAAATTTGTCTACATCTGGAGTTGTTTGTATCTCATAAACTTGTTGTAATTCTGCAGGTGTGTAGTCTGAAGCACCTGTAACAGTCACACCAGATAACGTCACATATCTTCCTTTAGCTAAACCGTGAGATCCTTTATTTATAGTTACAGTATTTGAACCGTTAACAGTTGTTATAGTGCATCCTGTAATAGCTGTATCTAATGGTGTAATGTCAAAAAAATCATTACCATAATATAAAAACAAACCTTGAGATGTTCCAATAGCTGTATATTTTTCACCTGCAAAAGAAGTAAAAGCATGTTGTTTTCTAGCAGCTCCTGGTAATGTTAAAGACCCAGCAGTCAATTGATTCCAGCCACCTATCTTTTCAGGTAGTCCATATCTAAATCTAACAAAATCACCATCTGTCCATTGCCCTTCAGCACCAGATTCTGTATCTTGTTTGTTAAAACCAGGCTTGAAATTTAATTTTTGTAGCATATAATAGCTTATATATTAGTTATGAATATAATGAAAGAAAAGAAAAAATTCTAGAATTGTTGCGTCTATCGAATTTTATGGAAATTGTTTAAAAAAATGACAGATTTATTTCAAAATATATGTGTAGATAATTTTTTTAAAGAACCTTATCAGATATTAGACCTAGAAAAAAAAGTTAAATATAAAGAAATAAGGCAGATTTCAGGGTCAAGAAGTGAGGATATTAAAAATATAGATTATCTTTTATTTAACTACATTAATAAAAGAATAATACAATTTATCTTTCCTGGATTAGAAAACATACAATTTAAAGCAAAAACATATTTTCAAAAAAGTACTCCAGACCCAAATGATGGTTGGGTACATTTTGATCATGGTTGGATTACAGCAATTATATATCTGACACCAAAAGGAACATCTGGAACGTCTATTTGGGAACCTAAAAAAGAATTTTACATACCTAATCAACCTGACAAACATAATTATTTTGAAAATAAAAAAAATTATAGTGAAACTGATAAAAAATTAATACATCATAGTAAAATAGTTAATAATAGTAATTACGAAAAAACCATACAATATTCAGGTAAATTCAATAGGATGATTTGTTTTGATTCTTTAAATTTTCATGCAGCAGAAGTCCTTGAAAAAGGAAAAGATAGAAAAATAATTATATCTTTTATTGACTATATTAATATTGGACTTTTTCCTGGGAGAGAAATATTTGTTAATGAATAAAAGATGATTAGTATTTTAAATAAAAATAACAAATTAGATGAGTGTAAAAATACACTTAATGTAACTTATCCTAGAAATATACAAATAATTTATGGCATCTACCCCTATCCTGAATTAGTTCATCAATTTATTATTGAAATAAAAAATAATTTAAAAGCTGAAATGAAAAATTTTACAAATGTAAAAGGGGGAATGACTGATTGGAAATATTTTTTAGAAAAATCTATATTTAAAAATTTTATTGTTTATCTTATAAATAAACATCAAAGTACAAATTCAGATTTGTTTGAATATTTTTTAGAAAAAAAATATATTGTAGATGCTTGGGGTAATGAAATAAAATTAGGAGATAGTTTAAATTATCATACACATCCATGTTATCATGGTATTTTATATTTAACAGAAGGGTGTGATTTAATTTTACCTGAATTAAATATAAAAATAACTCCTCAACCTGGAGATTATTATATATTTCCTCCAGAGATTTTACATGGTTTTGAAAAAAGTATAGAGGAAAGAAATAGATATAGTTTAATTTTTAATATAACAAATAATAATAATTCTTTTGAATTTAAAAAAAAATATGAACGAAAAAACAGTTAGCATAAATAACTTTATTGGAGTGTATGATAACTACATTACTAAAGAAGAATGTGATAAAGCAATTCAATTATACGAAGATCAAAACAAATTCAATAACACGGTTAATAGAATAGGTGGAGAAAAAGCGTCTATATTAAAAAAACAAGACCAACAATTTTTTGCAGCAAATAATAACGTAGATGTTTGGTGGGAAAGTTTAAAACTTATGATGTTTAATTTTGATATAGCCTTTAAGCATTATATTGAAAATACTGGAGCAAATGATGCTTATGGTGTTCCATTTCATTTTACATCTTTAAAAATTCAAAAAACATTACCTACAGAGGGTTATCATGTTTGGCATATAGAGCACGGTAAAGGTTATGATAATGAACCACGAGCTTTTGTTTTTTCAATATATTTAAATGATGTAGAAGATGGAGGAGAGACAGAATTTTTACATTTTTCAAAAAGAGTAAAACCTAAAACAGGTAGAATAGTTATCTGGCCTGCTGCATTTCCGTATGTTCATAGAGGTAATCCACCTTTATCTGGTGAAAAATATATTTTAACTTCTTGGATGATGTTGAAATAATTTAAAAAGATGAAACTAATATACTCAATACCTGATAAACTTTATTATATACAAAACTTTTTAGATTATAATAACTACAAAGGTATTCACAATGCTATTTTCAAAGAACGTAAAAGTATAAACTTACATTCATCTAAAGGTGTATGGAGCGATGATTTAATTAATAACATTGTACCTCCTGAAAGAGTAACGGTTTCAAAATATCCTCCTTTTGAATTATTAAAAACATTAACTCAATACAATAAATTTTATCAGTTAAAATTAAAAGATATAACTACCACTATTCATTATATGAAAAAAGGAGCGGGTATTAATTGGCATAGTGATGAATCATGGAAGTATGGAGCTACATATTATGTAAATAATAGATGGAATACTCAGTTTGGTGGAGAATTAATGTTTACAAGTGAAAATGGTCATGGTTACATACCGGTAGTAGGTAATTCTTTAGTGATAATAAAAGCTCCACTTGAACATAAAGTTAATCCTGTATTAAGTCCAATTGTACCAAGAGTATCAGTGCAAATGTTTATGAATTCTTATGAAGAATAAGAAGTAGGTCTGGCACCTAATCTAGCAATTTTTTCAGCTTCAGTTTCTGTAGAATCACCATTTTCATCTACTGCATTATTATTATCCCAATTAGCTTGTAATTTAGATAAATGAGCTGCATCCCATCTGTCAACAAATTGTTGAATATCAATTCCTTTGTCTGTTAAAGAACAATGAGGAGTTTCATCTCTATGTTCTACTTCATCAGAAGAATTGGAAGTACCAGCTTGAATAGCCCAAATGTTTTGAAAATCAGTGGTTGCCCAAAAAGCATCATCTGAAATAACATATCCAATACCTTGAGAAGCACCTTCAGCATGATTTTTAATAACTACGTTGTCTTCAAATACTATTGTCCAATTTGCTTTTGTTGTCATAATTTTTCCTAAGTTTTTATAATATAAATTAAAGTTAAATAAGGTTGTACAACTGATGATGCAGTACCCGAAAAAGTTGCACTCATATTATGGGAGTGACCTGAACCATCTCCTGTGTTACCACTAGTAAATCCTGGATTGCCAGTGACACTAGTTTGATACAATAATCCTCCAATATTAAAGCCTCCGTTTCCAGAAGGATTAATGGGATGGCTATGTGAGGCAAGTTGAGCTGTGGATAAAGTTGCATTAGCTGTCGAACCACCTACGTTTCCAGTTGCGGCTACAGTGTTTGCCCCTGCTGTTGACCCTAAAGCTTTATTGTTTGATTTTCCAACTGCTACGTTATCTTGAAGATCAGGTACTAGAAAAGTAGATGAACCGTCTCCAGCTCCGTAAGTTGTACCTACGATTGCAAATAATGCAGAGTAAGTTGATCTTGAAACTGTTTGACCATTACATTCTAAGAAACCTGTTGGTACTGAAGCAGAAGACCACGGCACAATAGTAGCTGTAGGAATTCCTTCGATACCTGTAAGGTTTGCTCCTGAAAAATCGTATTTTGTTGCTTCGTAATTTGACA